AAATGTTCCTGTATTAGTATTTCTATAAGTTATAAACTCATTAGTACTAGCTATAACATCAGGAGTAGAAATAACTGTAGTATCTAATCTAATTTCAGTCCTATCAGAACTAATTTGACTAATATAGTAAGTATTATTTGAATTAGAAGATAGTCTTCTTTTAAAGAAATTATATAAAGTATTGTAATTACCTTCTAAATATCCTTGAGATTTTAAATCAATTTCAGGATCAATAACAACATTATTATCTATTAATTTATAGTTAGGATAACTAATAACGTTTGAATATAATGTGATATTATTTAAATCAAATATAAAATATTCAAGATAATCATTGTTAGGATCAAAAGCATCATATACATCAGTTACTGATATAAGTTCAATATCACTAAGTGAATATTCTTGTAATTCAAAAGTAACTGGGTTTAATTGTTGTATGTTAACTATTTCAGCCATTTGTTATTGTGTCTTTGTTATATCTACTACGGTTTGTTGTAAATTTAGATTTTCTTCTCTTAGGTTATTTATTTCTTCAATTAATGATTGTATAAGATCATCATTTACTGTATTGGTTCCTATATAGTCTGAACTTGTCTTTATAAGATATGAATGAGAATTTATATCTCCAAATTTAGGTATAATATAGAATAATTGTTGGTAATATTCAAAAAACTGTTGTACTGAAATAGTTGGTATTGTTATGCTAGATGTAGTAGGTAATACTAATTGAGTAAAAGAAGTATCAATTACCTTTTGATATTGATTTTTATTAAATGCTTGTTTTACTAAATTAACTTGTTCAGTCATTTTATCCGTTTATTATTTTAAAGTAATAGTTATTATCATATACAATGGTTGTACCACCTATAGTAGTTTTAATTAATATTTGATAATATCTTTCTGGTTGCAGTCCGTTCATATAAATGTCAAAATAACTACTTGTAGAATCAGCATTAAGTTGAGTAAAGTTATTATCAAAATCAATTATATACTCGTTAGTATCTAAATCTTTAATAGCATAATATGAAGCTGTAGGTAAATAATAGTTTGTAGTGTAAACTGAGGCTGTTTGCCATACTCTTGCTGGGTATTCAGGTGCTGAGTTTACTCTAAATCTATTAACACTGCTTGGATAAAATATACCTGGGTTTTGAGCTAAAGTAACTGTAGCAGGTAGTATGCTTAATATGGTTTGAGTAGATGATCCTGTATTAAAAGTATAGTCCCTCCATTTAAATTCTAGGCATGGTGGATATATAGTATGAGTATCTATCGAGAAGAATTTAAGTTCAGGTTGAATGTTTTCATTTGGTACCCATTCAAGCTGCTGTTTAAGAATTAAACCATCCCATGAAATAGAACCAGTATACCAGGCTCTAACAATATTAGATATATCCATGTTTATATCTTTATCACTAGCATAACTAAATACTTGAGATTGAGATATTGGATAAGTAGTTGAACTAAACCAAGATCCAGAAGAACCAGTCCACCAAGTACCACCACCAGCTGCGGCGTAATTTGTGTTATAAGAACCAGTAACAAAAGGTGGGAAACTAGATGTAGTCCAGCGTGTTGAACCAGAATAATCTAACCAATTCCAACTTGTACCATTTGTTACTTCAGGTTCATCTAAATATTTACCTGTACCCATCCCCCAGTTTCCATATACGGGGAAGCAGTTTATTGTTGTATTTAAGTTTAATCCGGTTTCTGTAGCTATAAAGCACCTCAAATCGGCTCGCCAAGATGATGTGTTAAGTAACTGAGCTGAACTGCTTATTTTAGCTTTATTTTCTATTAAATCCTCGATTTCTGTGTCTGAGAATTGTATAAGAAATCTACTAACTTGGGGGTTAGGGTTAGTAGGAGCGAATGTTGTTAATGTTGACTCTATAATTTCATCTAGTCCTGTATTCATATTAGGAAGTAGAGAATATAATGTAGCGTCTTTAGTAGGGAATATTTTATATACAGCCATGGTTTAATATTATAGTGGTACTACTCTACCTGTGATATCTTGATTTGGGTATTTAACTTCAAATATAGATGGATCTAATGATGGATAAATTATATTATTTGATGTAGCCGCATTAATATCATAAGCATATGGGCTGTATCCTAGATTTTCACCAACTAAATTTGTAATAGTAATTGTTTTTATTGATTGTACTCCATTTATTTTATCTAATAGAATATATAAATCTCTTAAGAAAATTGGTTGATTAATATTCCATTTATCAATAGCGAAATAATCTTGAAGAGCGACTATACATTTTGTTAAAACATCATTATTGTTATAGTTAGGTAATACTATAATATCAAAATTTACTCCAATATTAATAATAAAACCATCCTTAATATTAACAGTATCACCAATCATTCTATATTGAGATAAGTATGTTATTACATTTTGTTTTAAAGCATCAGATGCTGTTCTTAATGTTTTATTAGCGTTATAACTTAATATATATAAATCTAATACTGAATTAGATTCACCTCCAGAAGATAATGAGTTACGTTTGGTAGGTTCAATATAAGCTTTAGATACAACACCATATTTAGCAGGCATTGAAAGTGCTCTAACTAAATAGTCATCTTGAGTCACATTACGTAATTGAGATGAAAAATTAGCTATAGAGTTTTGTCTAATTTCTTCTACTGTATCTCCGTCTCCACCTCCGTCTGCTGCTTCAAAGTTTGTAACTGCTAAAGAAGCAAATATAGTATTAGCAGTTGTTGGATCTAATCCAGTATTAAGAAATGTAGGAGCTGTTGTTGATGTTAATGTGTCTAAAACACCAGATTGAACATTTGATTCAGCTCCACCTCCTGTTAAATATCTAACAGTTAATGTAGTATTTGAAGGAGCAATACCATAAGTCTTAGTAAATAAGAAATTTGATGGTGAATACGCTGTTGTTAGTTTTGATTTTTCAAAAGGTAAACCTATACCTACATTGTTTGGGTCTGGGGTTATATATTCGTCAGTGTTGTTGGCGGTACCTGATCCAAATTGTATCTGTAGTGTGTTTGAATCTAAAATGCGAGTAGCGAACCTATATTGAGTTTTTTCTAATTTTAATAGATAAGGAGCGTTACCCTGATCAGTATAAAAATTAGGATCATTAGGATTAGTGTTCTTTACAGGTTTATAAATCATTTCTTGACCTAGATAATCTACTTCATTCCAGGTGTTTCCTTGACTATCAACTACATCTAATATACCAATAATTTTAGAACTATCTATAGTTCTAGTATCAAATTTAATAGGAGAACCAAAACTAAGGGTTGTAGTATTAATAGTAGCGGATATAGCTTTTCTATCTTTTTTTAATAGGAAAAAAGTTGGATTACCCGCAGATGTAGCATATACTGTTACTTCTGTAGGATCACTAGATGATGATACTGAGAAATCAACTGGGTCTTCAGTTAAGAAGGGCTGAATGTTATTTAGGGTTGAAGTAATTGAGGCATTTGCAGGTATAAGTAGAGCATAGGTGTAATCAGGAACATAAATGCTTCCGGACAGTACTGCGGGTACTTGTTGATAGAAAGTAATGTTAGTGGTAGCTACTTGAGTTACATTTGGTTTATAACCAAACATATATGCTAATTCAAATAAATTATTTGTTTGACGAGCGTATTGTAAATAGTTTTCTTGGAACTGATTGTCTAAATAAAAAGATAAAACATCTCCCACATACGCTGCCATTTCCATAAACATCATACCTGGAGATGATGGAGTGAAGTCATTATATGTAGTAGGGAAATAAGTTTTAGCATAGTCTATTAGACTAGCTCTTAATTCTGTAAAATCTTTATTTATGTATTTTATGTCTCTATTAATTGCCATTATTGAAATGCGATTTGTATTTGGTCTGTTATTCCTGTATCTCTTATATTATATTTTAAATCTACTGTTACTTCATTATAGTCAGGTGTAGATAAAATATTTAATGACGCCACTATAACGTTAGGGAAATAAGTTGATATTTGAGATTGTACATACTCTTTTAATCCATCTAAATTATTAGATGTAATTTGTTCAAATATAAAAGATCTTAAATTAGTTCCAAAATTCGGATTTAAATATCGTTCAGTTATACCTGTTAAAAAATAATTTATTAGGTTATTTTTAATAGCTTCTTTAGTAGTATATGTACGATAAAAAACAGCAGGTCCATTAAAAGGAATAGACACACCAACCGCGGTTCCGGGTTTAGTATCTATTGGAAATATTTTTTGTGCTCCGAATGCCATTATCTACTCATTAATCCCATTATTTGACTTAAATCAACTTCTCCTTCAGGTAGTTTTCCATTAATAGCATCAACTGGTCCAGTTGGTCTAAATGGTATATTATTTGTGCTAGCTGGTTTTCCAAATTGCATATCTTCTAATATACCCCCAAACATAGCTTTACGTTCAGTTGGTGTTAATGTTTTAGCCGCGGCTGGAGTAGTATAGTTAGTGTTTTCAGTAACTACTGTTGCTTTAGGTGCTTTAACTGCTTCTAGTAAGATTTCACGTAATTCTTCTTGAATTGCTTCTCTTACTGCTTCTTTGATGATTTTTTTAAAATTTTTAGCGTCCATCGTATTATAAATATTAAAATTAATAAGCTTTTAAATTATCTCTATCAATAATTAGTTTAAGTTCATTTGTTAACAATTGTGGTTCACTTGTAAATGATAATTCAGTTTCAATTAAAATTATACCACTTTGATTTTTACCTACAGCTTTATAACGATTCACTGTTGGAGTATACGGTACAGTTTCTATTTCAATTATAAATCCTTGATAGGTTACTTGATTTTGTGTTTGTTCAGATTGTGTTTGCAATATTGCTATTCTTGTTAAGTCTGTATCTATAGGAATTAAAGTTAAATTAGGATTACATTGTTTTAATTTTATATCTATAGCTTGAAGTACAAACACTATTAATTGTATATATCCATTTATTATAGATATAGCTAAAGCAGATGATGCTATAATTCCTACTATTTTAGGTAATCTAGGTTCACCTTGTTTATTAAACAATAGTTTCATTATTATATCTTCCAAATCGCTTAAAGAAGATGTTATAACTCCTGGTATTCCTGGAGGAGCAGGTATAAATTTAGCTGCTAATGA